ACGAGATAGGAGTCCGTCTCGTGGGCTCGGAGATGTGTATAAGAGACAGTCCCAAGCCTTTCCTGCATTGGCTAAAATAAAAATAAGCGCTGCTATAACAGCAATTACAATCCCTATTGAAATTCCAACGCCAGACATTATAAGAGCAACAGCAGTAAGAACGATTAAAATTATTGTAAATGCAGTTTTATTTTCACCTATCCATTTACTAAGTTCTTCAAGTTTTTTAGTAAGCCAATCTATAGCGTCCACTAGTAATTGCCCGAAGTCTATATCTCCTAAAACATTCTCAACAAACCAGTCCCATGCGGGCTTAAAAGTAACCATAATAGCTTCCCATGCAGATGATAAAACTTTTCCAATTGCCTCGAACAACTTAGAGAAAGCAATAAAAAATTTATTATTCGCTATCTTCTCTTTCAGTTCATCCGCTTTGGCTATGATCTCATCCATCGGGTTTACAAAATCGTCTACGTTAATTTCTCCATAGTCTCCTACTAGACCGTCTAGCCCAGCCCCTGCGTCCGCCCCTGCCCCTGCACCAGCGGTATCCTTTTGGAGTACGTTTAGATCATCAAACGATGCTAGAGCGCCTTTGGCGGCTTTCCCTGCTTTCTCGGTACTTTCTGCCAAAGCGTCCTGGCCTGCTGCGGCTGCCTGTCCTCCATCGGCTAGGCTTTCCATTGTGCCACCGCCACCACCTGCAGAGGCTTCATATCCGAAGAGGGAGGCGATAGCCATAAATAATTTAGCTATGATCTCAGCAAGAATTGAAGCAACAGCTCCGATGTTTACAAAGGTGCTTCGTAATGCCCCGCCTACGCTGATTGCCCTTGTCATGGCTTTTAACATGGTGTTCCATGCTTTTATTAACTTAAATAAGGCATCCTGGAATGGTGATCCAATTGCGTCTTTTAAATCATTTGTCACTCGTACATTGGATGCCATTTGCCCAGCAACAGTTTTTTGAGAAAGTTCATATAAACCAGTTATGCTTTTTAGTCTTTCCATAACTGCTAACATTACACCATGCCGTTTTTCTTGTATTGTCATTTGGCTGGTAGTTTTTCCAATAGTTTCCCCGTATGCCTTTTGTGCCTCTTCAATATCAACTGACACTTTTGCATTTCTAAGCATGAGCGAATTCATTGTTAAAATGCCCTGCGTAAGCCTATCTAACATATCGCTTGAAGTTTCACCAGTATTCGCGAATGTAGCCAAATCTTGAGCACCTGCCGCAAGTGCAGGTAGCAGGCTTGTATCAAGCCCATCTTTTGCAAAATTAATAAATGATCTGTTAGCAGTGTCAGATTGAATACCACTTTCTCTTAGTTCCTGTACAAGCTCTCTTGTTTTCTTTGCCGATATGCCATTTATCTGTCCAACGGCTTGCGCTGAAAACGCTAATCTCTCCCACTCAGCAGCTAGTTTTGCCGATTCTGCTGTAAATCCCGCAATGACTTTAACAGAAAAAGCAATCGCGAGGGCTGCGCCTAGTGCTTTTATAGATTTACTCATGCCAGCAATGCCTTTATCAAAGCCCTTGCTATCAATCGAGCTGTCTATTCTTATAGATCCGTCATATCTTCCAGCCATTATTTAGACCTTCTGCGCTCTTGCGCTTCTTTTGCTTCTTCGTATTTTTCTCTGAACAATCGCTCTTCTTCTTTTTCTTCTGCGCTCATGTTTATCGTATTGTCGATGTAGAATATATCAGCTATCTTGGCGATATGCTCTTTTTCTTCATCTGTGCATTTACCATCGTAAAATCTTGACCGCAATCCTACGAGTTGGCAATAGGTGGTATCTTGTCCCAAGTCCATAATAAGCGAGAGGAACTTCCACCAGTGAAGCTGCACATCTTGCAAGTCGATGTTGTGCGTTTGCTTAAAAGCTGAATAAATAAAATTTGCATCCTGAGAGAGTGAATAAAGTCTTCGGTCAGCTTCTTTTTTTTCTCTCTCTTTGCCACCATCCAAAAACCATTGTGCTTTTTTTATGGCTTCGATAATATTGTCAGGGGTGGTGCTTTCTTCTGTTTCTGTATCAAAATACAGATTATCGAGCATAATTCCGACTTTTTCTTCCTGAGTTAATTCGTCATCCTCAAAAGCAAGAATTGTTAAAAGACTTGCCCGATAATCTGTATTAATTTTGTGATCCTGCCCGTCAATCTCTAATGCCTTGGGGAGATCGACTACAAGAATATTATTCATTATTTTGCTTTGGTTCTGCTCGATGCTTTATTTGATCTTGGTCTACTGTTATATTTTTCTGTTTTTTGGCTGCGCACCTTTGAAAAGTAGGGAGTAACGCCCTCGACCAATTGGGCGAACTTTGTAAAGGTGGCTGTTTTTCCGAATACATATTCGGCTGCATTTTCTCCGAACATATCATTGACGTTCTTGCGAATATAGCTATCAAACTCGCTGAATAGGGCAATGCGCTCCTCTGAGTTTGCGGGAAGCCCTAGCTCATCAAGTTCCTTACTTTCAAAGAGGGCTGCGTGTTTTTGCTCGAAAGCGTGTATCTCTTTTATCACTAAATAGAAACGCTCCGCAAAACTTGTGTCCTCAGGATTGAAGGCAATAATTTTGTTTTCGTCATCGTTGATAGCGAGTTCAATAAGCCCGCTATCAATCTTAATGCTTTTTACCATTCTCTTAGCCTTTCGCTAGGTGTCTATTTTTTAGGAAAATGCAAGCGTACTGGTATTAAAATCGCCGTCAGTCTGTTCGCCCTTGATAACGAACTTATAGCTGATACTTGCGCGACCTCCACCGTCACCGCCTGGAGCGTTTACGATAGCAATCTGTACATCCCATTTTGTTGCAGGGTAGGAAGTTCCAGCAGTATCTGGGTCTTCATAAAGACGAACTTCGACAAGCTCAGTCACATCATTTACGCCGATGCTTGGCCCGGCTTGGCGAATGGCATCAATAAAGTCGAACAGATCATCTCCGGGGTAGACGATTTGATCTACATCCATGCTCGGCTGATAGCCATCAACGAATGAAGTCGCTACGTCTTGGTGGATATACTGTTCGGTACTTTCTTGCGGGTTCATTGCCATTTGTGCGCTAGAGACCCCAAGCCCAAGCAGCTTGTAGGTGTCAGCGGTTGCGCTTGGCGTGGTATCTACATAATGCGCGACTTTTGAACGCTTTTTTTCAGTCATTATCTTGCTCCTTTTTTACTTTCTTTTTAGGTTTATTGATAAACCTTTTCCAACTTGCAGTTTTGATAATACTATCAGGTACGAATGTATCCTGACTAATATTCAATAATTCAACGCCTTTGGACTGTAGGACTTCGCTCAAAATGCGATAGCCCTCTTGCCAAAACTTTGTAGGCTGGTCAATGCTCATGCCTTTATCTTCGCCCCAAAATTTGGCGTTTGATCTATGGGGCTCGTGTTCCATACCGATAATAATGATTTTCTTGGCGCCCATATAATACGCGAGTTTTATAGCCACGTGCATTACGTTTCCGTAAATAATGGCTTCGTTTTCAATATCATCTTGCCAAAGACTGCGCCTGTTTTTTGGCCATAGAAAACCCGTGTTCGCATTTTTGAAGCGATAGAAGTTTTCGCCATGCCATTGGTTAAGCCTGGGTGCAGGTACGAACTTCGGAATATCTCTGAACTTCTTTTCGATGGCTTCGCCAAATTCTCGCATGACGCGCCGATCTACTGTGACAAAGTAATCTGGAGACCAACCCTCGTACAGGTGGATTGTGTTCATCCCGATAGTAGGAAAGTCAAAATTCTCTGGAGGCGTGAGGCTCAGGTTTGACCCGTTACCGACCAGCAAAATGGTTTTCCCTTTGTGAATGTCTCTAAATTTAGAAATAGTCATATATTTAAGCCTTCTCATATTCTAGGCGACATTGTATCTGGTAAACGCCCGTATCGCTTGTACCCTGCTCGAAAAGATAGCCGAATTCAAGGGCTTCTATTTTGAAAGGTGTCAGACCTGCACCCATGCTTGGCAAGGTGTCTGTCTCGCTTTGGGTGTCAAGCCAATCAGCTAGGGTTTCAAAAAATTCTATGCTGCCAACTCTTTCCGCTTCGTCAGCGGTAAACCTGGCAGACTGAAAAGCGAACAAAAATTCACGCTCTCCCGAATTACCGCTAATCCATTCCGTGACCTTTCGGCTACCGCCTAAAGGGACAATCGAATAGTCTACAGGCTCATCCCTGAGATAATTAACCCAAAGGGGTGCGTCTGCATCTACGGTCTGGATGTAGGCTAAAAGGTAAGTTTTTATTGAAGATAATACGCTCATTTTCCTTTTCCTGCAATTCTCTTGGCACCCGCAATGATCTTTCTACCGAATGCCTGCTTCATTCTTTCAAACCAGAACGGGCCTCTTAGTGCGCCCGTTGTACTGCCTGGAGAGCGGGGCGAATAATATTGCCAGCGCGCGTAAGGCGCAATCCATTCTACGAGACCGCTACCGATTTTCGTACCCAATATGCCTGACTTTATTAACGTGCCTGTTAGAAGCGGTGTATAGCGTTCTGATAGTCTCAGCACCTCGCTATCGACAAACATTTGCGCAGACGTAAACCGACCTTGCCATGTGTTTTTGTTTGTGTTGCCACTACCGCCGCCAGTGAAATTTGATGTATTCCAAACGAGTTCGGCTTTCCCGTTCTTATTGGTGACGACTTTACCTCTCGGCGTTTTTATAATGGGCGGTGTCATTTAGCCGACACCTCGAAGTGTCCGACTGTTGATCTACCTGGGAGAGGGTCAACAGATGTGATCCTTCGGACATCATCGTATTTTTTTCGAAGGTCTGAAATCGTAAATAATGCTGTGATCTCGTCTGCTACTGAGTTCTTGACGATATAATCTCCTGGTTTCAAAGTCCAGTTTGTAGAGTGGTCGGCTAGTGCTTCCCAATCTACAGGTGCGATATAGTTCTCAGCGTCCAGGGGGATTGCAACAAAGGCTTTGTCCTCTGCTGCCTCTCCAGATGCTCTTCGGCTTGCACCTACGGTACTCTCCCAATATACGTCAGAAACGACTGTGCGATAATAAGCCTCTGTATTGCTCTCAATCGTTTTATTGTAAATAGTTATAGTGTCAGGTGTATACATGATATTTTTAGCGTACCGCGAAGCCACCGGCTACATAGCGAGACATAATAGTCTGTGCATTGATTGATTTTAGGTGCATAGCCGTTCCGCTGTTTTTCGATGCTGCATTGTCCTTGTAGGTCTCTGATAATTTGCTGATAGAAAAGGATTTTAAGTTCGAGTTGTTGGCTTCAAACTTAGTTGTGTCTGTTGAGGGGCTAGCAGCTTCAAGAGCCTCTTCGACCTCAGCATCTATAACAGCCTGGGGAACCTCCCCAGATGAAGCGTAAAAATAATCATACTCATATCGCCTGACAGGTACAAAGGCGGTTGTTTCCCTGGGGAAGTTTAGAGCCTGATCAGTATCGTATTTTAGACCTGGGACAGGGATAGCCTCAATTGCCTTAGTTGCCCTTTTTAGATATATCTCTTTTGCTGCATCTGCTAGAGCATCCCAAGCGATATATTTTGCCTCCGTTGTTAGGTAGTTTGCTGCGACAAAGGTATCTGCGTCCGCTATGCTTATATAGGTGTCAGTTCCAACGGTAATTGTCACCGCTAACCACCTATAAAACTAACGCCATCATCGTTGGTTGCCGCATCAACATAAACGCTTACTAAATTATCAACGGGGATAAATACCTCTTCTTTTGCTGATAACTCAAAGCCATTCGAGGATGATACGTCGGCATCACCGACATAGACAATACCTGTATTTCCAGCAAGAGCCTTGACCAATACTCCCTTTTGTAATTCCTGGGAGGCTGCAATAGTTTGTGCAGTACCAGCGGAATCAACGGTCTCTTGACCGTTGTAAAATGTTTCTAGTAAGGCTAAACTTTCCTGAATTTTAGAGAGTGGTGTCATTCTTCCTCGCTTGTCTGAGCCTCTAATACAGCAGCCCGATAATCTACCGCTGAGCGTGCCTTGCTATGGATTTCATAGCGCATTTTCTTTGCATAATTTCTTAGCTGTGCAAGGCTCATTTCGCTTAGTTCTTCTTCGGTTGCGAGATCAACTTCCTCTACAGGCTCTATGTTTTCATCTTCTAAGTGCGGCACACCATCCATGCTATCAGTTTCAACATCCTTTACCACTGAGAGCAAAGCGATTTCTGCCTGATCGTCAGTTTCGTAAACACCATCAATAAACGAGAGTAATGCTTTTCTCTTTGCGTGATAAACTTTCAATCCTTTTATACGGGAAGTAAATTTCATTTTTGCAATCTCCTTTTAAAAGCGCGGACTAAAAAGCCCGCGCTATATAAAGTTTTACTGTTAGGCTGTGAACGTCTCAACAGATGTACCACCCGTTACGGTGTAGCCCATGATAGTTAAATCTGCAACTGTCAAGGTATCTGTTTCTGCGTTTAGCCAATCTTGTGCATCACCGCTTACAACAATAGTTGCTGTTCCCTTGACCAAAGTCAAGGTAGTTGAAACAATCGATGCTGTTCCAGCGGTGGAAGTATCCGCAATCGAAAGGCGGGTAGTAATGGCTGCATTTAGCCAATCGTGGACATCTCCAGCAGCGTTTTTCACGGTAAGAACTACGTTCCGCGTCCATGCTGCCGAGGTGGGTTCAGGGGCAACGGTTTCTGGAGAGATGTCAAGAACCATATCTCCAGCCATCGCTTCGCTTAGGCGTGCTTCGAGAAGTTCAAACAGGTCTTTTACTTCGGGCTGTACGCCGATGGCTTCTTCGAGCTTTTGGGTGAATTCAATACCCATGATTAAGCCTCCTAAGAAGTAGCAAGACCAGTAATCGCGCCATGCGCAAAAGCTGGGCCGTGATCGAGGCCATATTGACCGAATAACTGGCTATTCTCAGATGCACCAGTTTTTGAAAGTTCCTCGAGGAAGAAATTGCCTTTCTTCGGTACGGGCTGGGTAACAGGAGCAATGACGGCCATGTCAGCTACGAGCAAGCTAGCGGCTGGCACAAAGCGATGTGCGTCTGCTACGCCAAGAACACCAAAGTCTGTTTCAATTTGCTTGATGTTTACGCCGCCGATAGTGCGGTCAGTTGGGGCATAACCGTAAATGTCGGATAGTTTTTGCTTCTGAAATCCATTCGCCCAAATCACAGGCATAATGAATTCAGAGCCAGCGTCAAACATGGTGCGGAGAAGTTCGTCCATAAGTGCCTTGCTGAGAGTTGCCCCTGCGGCTGCGACTACAGAACCACCAGAAAGAGCGCAAGCAGCAAACATACCGCGAGACTTGTTGGCTACCGCTGCGGAGGTTGCAATCTGATATGCCCCGTTAAAGTTCACATACTCGATATTGCGAGCAATGATCTGTAAAT